CATCGGAAGAAAGCGCGCGGGCGCGGGCGCGAGGTTTTTGGATTTTGGGCCGGAATAAGCCGGAGACAGGCGGAGGTACCGGGAACCGGCCGGGAGCGCGGAGGGACGTTCGGAGAAAATCCGAACGTTCGGTTTTTATCGAGAGAAAGGGAGAGGCAAGTGGCGAAGGCGGTGTCGAGCTACCGGAAGCTGCTGAAGTTCGGGAAGATCTTCGAGGTCCACCAGGACGAGGACTTCAAGGCGGCGGCTATGACCTACGCGGAGGAGGCGGACCTGATCGCGAAGATGAGGACGCAGCTGGCGGAGGACGGGATGACGGTGGAAAAAGAATACGTGAAGGGCCGGCAGAACGTCTGCGTGCATCCGCTGGTGACGGAGATCCCGAAGCACGTGGACTGCGCGAACCGGACGCTGGGCATCCTGGGCGACATCATCGTGAAGCGGGGCCGGAAGAAGCCGGAGGAGATCGACGGGCTCAGCGAGTTCAGGCTGTGATTGGCGGGTGTCGAGGGTGAACGACGAGAACGCCATCCTGGCATATTACCAGGGAATCCGGGACGGCAGCATCGTGGTGGGCCGGTGGGTCCGGATGCTGTACGAAACGATCATCGAGGGGCTGGAGAGCAAGCGGTGGTTTTTCGACCAGCGGAAGGCGACGAACGCGATCCGCTTCATGGAGAAGTTCTGCCATCACAACAAGGGACCGCTGGCCCCGCAGCGGCTGAAGATGAGCCTGTGGGAGCGCGCCGGCATCAGCCTGATCTTCGGCATCGTGGACGCGGAGGGGAAAAGGCAGTTCACGCAGGTGTTCTGGCTGGTGGGGCGGAAGCAGGGCAAGACGCTGATCGCCAGCGGCATCGGGAACTATATGGCCTACGTTGCCGGCGAGTACGGCAGCGAGATCTATTACCTGGCGCCGAAGCTGGACCAGGCGGACCTGTGCTTTTCCGCGTTCCAGTTCAACGTGGACCACGAGCCGGACCTTAGCAAACGGACAAAGAGCACGAAAAGCCGGGGCCTGTACATCCAGGAAAACAACACATACGTCAAAAAGCTGCCGTTCACGGACCGGAAAAGTGATGGCTACTCGCCTCAATTTTTCGTGGCTGATGAAATATCGAGCTGGCCGGGAGACCGGGGCCTCAAACAATGGGAGGTCATGGTAAGCGGCACCGGCGCCAGGCGGGAGCCGCTGGGCCTGGCGATCAGCAGCGCCGGGTATGAGAACGACGGCATATTCGACGAGCTGTTTAAACGCGGAACAGCGTTCCTCAACGGCAACAGCCGGGAGCAGCACCTGCTCCCGCTTTTGTATATGGTGGACGATCCCGATAAATGGGACGACATCAACGAGCTCCGGAAGAGCCTGCCGGGCCTGGGCGAGAGCGTGAGCGTCAAGTTCATCCTGAACGAGATCGACACGGCCCACGAGAGCCTGAGCAAGGCGCGGGAGTTCAAGGTCAAATACTGCAACCTGAAGCAAAACAGCAGCCAGGCGTGGCTCAGCGTGCAGGACATTAAAAAAATGTTCGGCCACAACAAAACGCTGGAAGATCTCAGGCATACATACGCCCTGGCCGGCGTCGATCTCAGCCTTGCAGTGGATTTAACGTGCAGCGTGGTTTGCGTAGAGCAGGACGGCATCACATGGTTCGACGCGATGTTTTTTATGCCGGAGAACAAAGTGGCGGAGGCTACCGTGCGGGACGGCCTGCCATATGACATTTACAGGCAGCGCGGCCTGCTGACAGTCTGCGGGGAGAACACGGTGGACTACCACGCGGTGCACGACTGGTACCGGATGCTGGAGGACAAGTACGAGATCCTGGTGCAGAAGCTGGGCTACGACAGGTACAGCGCCTCGTACCTGATCCAGGAGATGCAGGCGGACGGCTACGACTGCGAGAGCGTGAGCCAGGGCAGCAACCTGACCGGCGTGCTGATCGACATGGAAGGCATGATCAAGGACGGGAAGCTCCGCTGCATTAACGACAACGACCTGATGAAGGTGCATCTTTTAGATGCGGCGCTGAAACTGGAGGACGGGACGAACCGGCGGAGGCTGATCAAGGTGACGCCGAAGGCGCACATCGACGGCGTGGCGGCCTTATCGGACGCCATCTGCATGCGGCACAACTACTACGAGGAGCTGGCGGAGAGGCTGAGCAACGAGAGGTGACAAAAATATGGGACTGTTTGACGCGATCTTCGGAAGGAAAAAGGCGGAGCCGATGGAGTCGGCGTTCCAGACGCTGACGGCGTACCAGCCGGCCTTCCGGACGTGGGGCGGGCAGATCTTCGAGAGCGAGCTGGCGCGGGCGGCCATCGACGCGAAGGCCAGGCACGCGGCAAAGCTGCAGTACAGCATGCAGGGGAACGCGCGGCCGAAGCTCTACACGGCGACAAAAAGCGCGCCGAACCCGTGGATGACCTGGAGCCAGTTCAACGAACGGGCCAACAACATCTACGAGGTGGAGTGCAACCTGTTCGTGGTTCCGCTGCTGGATCCGCTGGGCGAGGTGGCCGGGTTCTTCCCGGTGCTGCCGAGCGGGTGCGAGGTGGTGGACGTGAAGGGCGAGCCGTGGCTCAAGTTCACGTTTATCCGGAACCAGAAAAAGAGCATCCCGCTTGCCCGGGTGGGCGTGGTGGTAAAGCACCAGCTGAAGGACGACTTTTTCGGCACGCCGAACACCGCGCTGAACGGCACGATGGAACTGGTGAACATGGTGAACCAGGGCATCACGGAGGGCGTGCGGAACGCGGCGACCTTCCGCTTCATGGCGCAGATCACCGGCAAGACGCACGACGAGGACATCCGGAAAGAGCGGGAACGGTTCGACCGGAACAACTTCCAGGGAGGGAGCGGCGGACTGCTGCTGTACGGCGGGCAGTACGCGAACATGACCCAGATCAAGCAGGAAGGCTACAAGGTCGATCACGAGCAGCTGGAGATGATCAAGCAGAACGTGCTGAGCTACTTCGGCGTGAGCGAGGCGGTGCTGCAGAACAAGGCGAACGGCGACGAGCTGGACGCCTTTTTCAATGGCGCGATCGAGCCATTCGCCATCAAGCTGAGCGAGGCGCTGACGCGGATGGTGTTTACGCAGAAGGAACGGAACAACGGGAACCGGATCCTGTTCACGGCGAACCGGCTGCAGTACATGAGCGTCGGGTCGAAGATCTCGATGGCCCAGCAGCTGGGCGACCGGGGCGTGCTGACCATTGACGAGATCCGCGAGCTGTTCAACTACGCGCCGCTGCCGGACGACGCAGGCAAGTTCACGCCGATCCGCGGCGAGTATAAGGACGTCAACGACAAGGGCAGCGGAGGCGAAGATCCTTCGGCGGAGCCTCAGGATGACAAAGAGGAGGAAGAAAACGATGAAGAGTGAGCGCGAGGTACGGTTCCTGCCGCTGGAGCTGCGGACGGAACAGGAGAGCGACGAGGCGGCCTACATCGAAGGCTACCCGATCGTGTTCAACCAGGAGACGGACCTGGGCGAATGGCGCGAAACGATAGACCCGGAAGCCATCAGCGACAAAAACCTGCGGGACGTGGCGCTGATGGTCGGGCACGACTTCGGGAGCATCCCGCTGGCCCACAGCCGGCGGAACAACGGGTCCGGCACTATGCAGCTGACCGCGGCAGAAGACGGCGTGTTCATGCGGGCGGTGCTGGACATCAAAAACAACCCGAAGGCGGCGGAGGCTTATTCCGCGATCAAGCGCGGCGACATGACCGGTATGTCGTTCGCGTTTGTCGTGAATGAGGAACGCTGGGAGGACGTGGACACCGAAAAGCCGCTGCGCCGAATCACCGGCATGAGCGACATCTATGAGGTGAGCCTGGTGGCCTTCCCGGCGTATAAAGGCACATCTGTGCAGGCGGCTTCCGAAGGACCGGCGCTGGAGAGCGTCAGGGCCTCGCTGGAGAGCGCGAGGAAGCAGTTGGCGGAGGAACGTGCCCAGGCGGCCGAACAGGAACGCCGGACGGCGGTGCTGGAATGGCTGGAAAACTACACAAAGGAGGTAAAGGCAGATGTTTGACTTTACCGAAATGAACGGCGAGCAGCTGCAGGCCCGGAAGGACGAGCTGCTGACCGAAATGCAGACACCCGAAACGCGGGACGCGATGGGCGCGGAGGACCTTGAGAGCCGCCAGGCGGAGATCATGGCCATCGATGCGGAGATCGAAAAACGCAAGCAGGCCGCCGAAGCGGAAGCGCGGCAGGCCGAAGAGGTCGCCCGGATGAAGGGCGAACCAGTGATCGAAAAACAGGAGGAAAAAAGAATGAATTTTGACGTGAAGACTCCCGAATACCGGGACATGTGGCTGCGCAACCTGCAGAACAACCTGAGCGTGGAAGAGCGCGCGACCTGGACCACCAGCACCACCAACGCCATCCCGACGATGGTCGCTGACAAGTTCTTCGAGAAGATGGTCAAGCTGGCCCCGATGCTCAGCGAGATCACCCTGATGCGCGTGGCCGGCAACCTGAAGTTCGTAGCTGAGGGCACCCGCAACACCGCGACCCAGAAGCACACCGAGAACAGCGCCGTGGACGCGTCTGAGGACACCACCGTTTCCGTCACCCTGGGCGGCTTCGAGTTCATGAAGGTCATCCAGATCTCCCGCACCGCTGCCCTGATGAGCATCGACGCGTTTGAGAACTGGCTGGTCGAAATGCTGGCCGGCGACATCGCCCGCGCCATCGACGACTATATCATCAACGACTCCACCAACGGCATCGTGAAGCTGACCTTCACCACCACGGGAGCCGGCAAAAACGAGATCGTCAACACCCAGGGCTACACCTACGCGGACATCGTTGACCTGATCGCCCTGCTGCCCGCCGCCTATGACGCGGAGGCGAAGTTCCTGTGCCACAAGGCCACGCTGTACGGCGAGATCGCCAAGATCGAAGACAGCGCCGGCAGGCCGATCTTCGTGCCTGACACCGTGAACGGCATCGGCGGCCGCCTGATGGGCTTCCCGGTCGTGGTGGACGACAACCTGGCGAAGGCGAAGAAGGCCCTGTACCTGGGCAAGTGGACCGACGTGGTCGGCAACCTGCAGGAGGACATCCATGTGGACCGCGACGAAAGCGCCGGATTCACCAGCAACAGTGTTATGTACCGCGGCATCGCGGTGTTCGACAGCAAGCCCGCCAAGGGCGACGCCATCGTGCGCCTGCAGTGCACCACCACCTGATCAAGGCGGCGTAACAACGGTCGAAAGGCGACGGCCTTTTGATAGCCCGGGCGGGGTTTCACCCTTTACCTGCCCGGGCGCTTTTCCTGAAAGGGTGAAGAAAGGGGAACGAAATGAAGACGATGATCGCGATCCCGTGCATGGACACGGTGCAGACGGAATTCGCCCAGAGCCTGATGCGGATGAAGCTGGTGGGGGAAGTGCAGCACGCCTTCCTCGCCTGCAGCCTGATCTACAAGAGCCGGAACGACCTGGCGGACATGGCCATGCAGAGCGGAGCGGACTTTGTGCTCTGGCTCGACAGCGACGTGGTTTTTCCCTCGACGCTGATGGTGGACATGATGAAGCACATGGACGACGGCAAGGACATCGTGACGGGCATCTACCACATGCGCAGGCCGCCTTTCAAGCCTGTGATCTGGAAGAAGTGCAAGATGGGCCTGGTGCCGGCGGACAACGAAAGCGAGGACTGGGACGATTACCCGAAGGACGGCCTTTTTGAGGTGGACGGCTGCGGGTTCGGGTGCGTGATGATGCGCGCCAGCATCCTGCAGCCCATCGTGGACCGTTTCCACGACCTTTTCGCCCCGCTGCCGGGCTACGGCGAGGACCTGAGCTTCTGCATCCGGGCAAAGGCGTGCGGTTTCAAAATCCACGCGGACCCGGACATCCAGATCGGGCACAAGGGCTCGCTGATCATCTCAGACGATACCTTTGAAGCCTACCGGAAGGCAGGCGGAAAGGAATGAAGAGGATCCTTTTATGCGCGCCGCTCAAGCGCAAACCGGAGATCTTCAACGCATACCAGGACGCGCTGGATGAGCTGATCATTCCCGAAGGGTTCATCATGGACCGCTTCTACGTGGTCAACGACTGCCCTGAGGTGATCCCGCATATCCGGGACGCGGCATACATCACGCACGACTCCGCGCCGGACGAGATCCAGCCGAAGGAGCACTACTGGCCCGGAACCACTGTGTGGAAGATGTGCCAGATGCGGAACATGACGATCCAGATGATGCTGGCGGGCGGGTACGACTACTGGTTTTCAGTAGACACGGACGAGGTGCTGAACAGGCACACGCTGGAGTACCTGCTGGCGGCCAACAAGGACATCGTGAGCGAGTGCCTCTGGACGGACGGGCCGGACGGGCCGTGGATCAACGCGTGGATGTATGACGACGGCGACACCGACAAAATGTGGAACACCTGGCTGGAGCCGGGCCTGTACAAGGTCGGCGGGACCGGGGGGCTCATCCTGGCGAAGCGGCGGGTGTTTGAAGCGGGGGTAGGCTACGCGCCGATCCCGAACATCCGGAAGGCCCTGCGGGGCGAGGACCGGTTCTTTTGCGTGCGGGCCGCGTGCGCGGGCTTCGACATCTGGATGGACACGCATGTGCCGGCCATCCACCTGTTCGGGGAAAAGGAATACAACGCATACCTGAAAATGAAAGCGGGGGAAAACGATGCTGAACGAGTGCAGGCAAGCGCTGCGGATCACGACGGAAGCGTATGACGGTGAGCTTTGCTCCCTGATGGACGCGGGCGCGAGGGACCTGACCATCGCCGGCGTGAAGATCCCCGGCACGGTGGCCTTCCAGCTGGTGACGACGACCGTCGGCACGGCAACCACGTCCTACTACCAGGACGACAGCACGCTGACGGACGCGCTGGTGATGCGCGCGATCTTCACGTACACGCGGATGCACTTCGGCAGCCCGGACGATTACGACCGGCTGAAGGAAGGCTACAACGTACAGAAGGTCCAGCTGATGCACGCCACCGGCTACACCGACTACGGCGAGGATCCGGAACCGGAACCGGAAGGGGACGGGGAGGAGGATCCGGACGAAGGCGGTGACGGCTGATGATGCGGGCTGACGTGATCGACCTGATCACCGAAAGCGCAAGCGCCCACGGGGTGCACGACGCCGTGACCGAAACGGCGCGGACGGTCTACTGCACCGTGAGGAGCGTGACGCGCAGCGAGTTTTACAACGCCTTGAACGCGGGCGTTCAGCCGGAGGTCGTCTTCGTGCTGGCGCTGGCGGAGGACTACCAGGGCGAGCGCGTGGTCCGCTGGAAGGGCCAGAAGTACCGGGTGATCCGGACTTACCAGACAGCGGACGACGGGATCGAGATCACCTGCGAGAGGAGTGACGTGAATGGCGAGAACCAGGAATGACCCGGTGACCGCCACCGTCACCCGGGACGCAGCTGACCTGCTGGTCAGCGGGCTGAACGAGCTCGAGGGGATCGCGTGGGTGCGCGACGCATGGGAGAACAAGGCGCCGGACAATTACGGCGTGGTGGAACTGAACGGGGCGCCGGTGAACCTGTGGGCGGACAACGTGCTGACCAGCCAGGTTTTCCAGCTGACGGTACACGCCTACGTGAACGGGAACCGGGACGACCTGGTGGCCCTGGTGCAGGCGAAGCTGGCCGCGAAGTGCGACAGCTACAGCCTGGCCGGGCACGAGTT